CATTCCTCATAAAATAAATGAAAACAAAGTCTTAAATCGGTCTCAGAAAAAAAAATTTGAAAAGAAAGTCCGATAAAGCTAACGCTTTATTATTGTATATCGTATAGTAGTAATTCTGCCTTATTTGGATTTAGATGCGATAATGGTAATAAAGTCTCTTGTACAAAAGTACCAAATGTTGTATAATATACCATAACTTAAGAGGATTTATGAAATGAGTGTTAATTTACCAACTAATTGGAAACCAGAAAAATCAAGAGCTATTGACATACTTGTAACCAATCCAAGCTCTAAAATACAGGATATATCTGAAGCAGTAGGTGTTTCAAAAAATACGATTCGCAACTGGATGAAAGAGCCTGAGTTTGTAGAGGTCTATTACCAGAAGTATATGGTTACATTTGGAGCTAAATTGCCTACTGTGCTACAAAGTATGATACGAGAGGCAGAGGCTGGAAATGTGCAGGCTGGTAGATTAGTGCTAGAACATTCAGGTAAACTCATTAAACGAGTAGAAGTAGCCAATAATCAGAGTCCATTTGAAAAATTCTTAAACAATCAGGCATCAGATATGCAAGAAATTGCCACGATTGATGCAGAAGTAGAAGAGATCGAACCTGAGTTCAAGATATTACCAGAACGCCCCATAGTACCCCCAAAAAACGCTTCAAAAGTACAACAACTCAGAGAACTAAAGAAGAAAGAAGAGAAAAATCGTAAGCGTAGAGAAGCTAGGCATTGGAGAGAACGAGCAGAAGCCGTAGGGGTGAGTAAACCAGAACGAGGTAGACAAACAAAAGCTCAAAGAAAAATGTGGCAGGACAAAGTAGTAGCAAGAGAAAAAGCATTAAATGTTACCCCCCATACTGAAAAATAGGGTGGGGTATTTTTTAAAAACTGCCATAGAATGTATTTAAATGCCTATAAATAGATTTTAGGGTACTGAGATTTCCGATACATATATATTACATATATATAATAGATATATCTTATATACTATGCTGAGATTTTGGCATGGGTAGTTTTAATGCTGTTTTTACAGAAAATGACTTACATTCAGGGCATTGTTCTTTTTCAGAATCAAACTTAACAGATACTACTTCCCAAAACCAATTACAATCCATACATAAACATTGCCTAATCTTGTATTTTTTCATGACAGTCTAACTTTCTCCCCAGATACCCAAATCACCTGAATGTCTAATTAACTCTTCCCAAACTTCTATATCAACTTCTATTTGTGTTTTTTTAGTCATTTTTTGTACTGGAGCTACTGTTTTTGCTAGAAATCCTAGTATTTCGTTATTCATTAAGTTAATTTCTGTAGAATTTTCTAATTTACCATCCAATTCTTTAATTGAAGATTCTAGCATCTCCATACATTGCAATAGTAATTGCAAGTAGTATTCTTCTGTCTTTTCCATCCTTACTCCTTATTTTTTAAATGCTTTTCTTATATCTTCTGAGAATTGCTTGTCTAATTTGTCTTTATTTTTAGCTGTAGTTGCTATGAATGGTCTTGCTACAGCAAATACACCATAAGGAGGCTGGAATCCATCATTTTGCTCTTTACCATACCCCTTCATAGATAAAACATTATCTTTACTTTTTATACTGTTAAGTAAAGCACCAGTTTCAATCAAAGGTTTGACACTATTATTACCCTTTGCCTTTCTTAATGCTAAGGTACTACCTCTTAAGGGGGTTAATGGCTTTCCATCAACTCCAGTACCATTATTTATGTTCGCTTTTGATCCTTCTTCAGCACCTTTTGCGTAAGCAGAAGTATATTTTTTAATTGCTTTTGGCAGTTCCCTAGCGAGTTTTCCAAAATCAAAATTAACTTTTACTTTAATTTCCATTTGGCTGTTCTACTATTTCTTGACTATTATTAGATTTATTGTCATCTATAATATTTTGTGCTTGATTTAATGTTATGTCTTTATTATCCCTAACCATAATCTTAGCTCTGGTTGTAAGATTGTTTTTAAGGTCAAATTCATCTTTAAGTATTTGATCTTGAACTGTTTTAGGATACTCTACTTCTTGAAAATCAACTCCAAACTCTTCTGGTAGTGCTATTCCATTATATTCTGCTATGGCACGTTCTATTCTGTAGAAATCTTGCTCATACAGTCTCCATAAAGCAATATCATCATAATAATCTTCTTTACGCTCCATATCCTTAATCATAAGGGAAATACCACTAGGAACTTCGCCACCACTTTCTGCCCATTGCATCCATAAGTGATTATTTGATGCTACCAGCTCTATTTGAAACTTAATATTATTAATAGCCTCTTCTATATTACCATTTGGACTTGTTATATTGTAAGCACCTTCTTCACCCATGTCTAATATGGTGTTTGAACCTGCTCTAAGCATACTTTGATCTGCTCTTAGTCCTGTAACCCAAGGCTGTCCAAACATATTAAATCTCATACCTAAATTCATTTCAGTTAAAGCTATGTTTACTTGCTCATTGCAATTTACTATGTCAGATGCTCCCTCTACATAAAAAGAATCAATTTGATCTTCTCTATGTGTAAATACAAACGGCATTAACCCATAAGGGTTTTCCATTTCTTCTAACATTTCGCCTTCTTCATTCAAAATACCATAGCTTTCAGCACTCCAGTATTCCCATTGAAGATTATCGGCATTAGATAAGTCTGCCGTACTATTTAATAATGGATAGACAATAGATTCTGGAACAAATGGATCATCTCCAAAGTACACTTCAAAGTAGTAAATTGGTCTATAGTCGAAAGAATCTCCTCTCCAATGAATACGATTAGCAACAGTACCTAACAACCTAGTCATTCTTTCAGAATGTTTCATTCTAACATCTTTTGTAGGTGTTAAAAGCTCATAACGCTCTGTCATATTTCCTAAATTTCTTTTAGCACCTAAGCTATATATCCTGCTAATTTTATTGATAAATTTTCTAGTAAAGTTGGTTAAACTAGGTGGGATTTCTGAAAAAGCATCACCACTAAAGTAATGACTTATGTAACTTCCTGTAGATGTGCTAGAATAGTAATCGAGATATTTTCTTATCTCGTTTCTTCTATCGTGAGACATCATTAGTTTAGTTTCAAGCAATTTATCTTTCATCATTCTATCAATCATCTTTGAATCCTTTTCATTTCTGTGTTTTTCATTGGAAATCTATTAATAATAAAATACCTAAAGGCATCATTGCCATGATCATGGTATCCATCCTTAATAGGTTCTTCTTTTATAGGTTTCCCATCTTCACTTTCAGGATACCTATACTCTTCAAAATCTTCTATTACATCCACACATCGTTTATCAACATGGATTCTTCTAGTGCCATTAGCACTTTCAAAGAAACCCCTTGTGTATGCAACACTAGCTACAATATTTCTACTCATTCTGTCTCTAGTGGATATTACTCTAATTCCACTACGCCTAAAGATTTCCATATCTCCTGCACCACTTTGCCCTTGCACATTAGCTCCAGCAGGATCACCATAGTAACTGGCTACAGGATAACCTTTAGTTTTAATCATTTTAATTAAATCTTCTGTTTTGACATTTTGTTTATGTAATATTGAGTCAAAAATCCTAATATGCTCAACATTATCTTCCCAGTATGTTTGACAAAACATTACTGCTGGCATACGATAACCAAAGTCAATAGTACAATAAGTAGGCAGATTTGGATTGTAGGGAAAATCACCGACATCAAGATCACGATGAAAATCCCAAACTTTACCCTCGAATACAGAAAACTCCGCACCAAACTCTTGCCCAAATAGTTCTTTTGACATATTTCTCTTTCTTTCTATAATGGCAGGATCATCTAATCCCTCTGGAAACTCATGTTGATTTACCCATGAAGGAGATGAATGGCTTGCCCATAATGGATCAGTAGCACCTAATTTAAACAAATCGTATATCCAATTTCTACCTTCTGGTGTTGTAATAAAAATAACTTTTCCTTTTCTTCCTGCAACTGTTGGGGATAAATACATATCCCAAATCTTTTTATTCATTTTGGCTACCTCATCAATAACCAGTAAATCACAACCCTCTCCCACAAGAGAATCTGGATTATCTGCTGACATTCCTTCAACAGTAGTTCCCCACTTAAAGCGAATGTACATATCTTTTTCAGATGCTTTATCTACATCTTCTCCATGACCTATAACCATTCGTTGCCAAACTTCTCTAAATATAAGCCTAGCCTTCCTGTAGGACATACCTACAAGCCAAATACGCTTGTTTGGTTGAGATGCAACAAATGTTGCTTCCATAGCACTTGCCCAAGTCTTGCCAAATCTTCTTCCACATACCACAACTTGAAATCTGGCATCCTGTTTTTCTGGGTAATGAAGTGCTAATTGCCCATTATGTGGTTTGTATCCTAAATAGTCAAACCATTTTCTTTTAAATTCGTAATTTTTTTCTTGCATTAGATTACTTTTATAACTTACATTATAGTATCTATTTAATGCAAGGTTTATTCTTGCAAATTAACAACTCACTTAAGAGGTAAAAATGTCAGAAGAACAGACCATCGAGCCAGATGTAAAACAGGAAAACGCCACACAAGGCGAGAACAATGTACCCTTAACAAGGCTTAATGAAGTAATAACTGAACGTAATGAATTACGAGATCAGATGAAAGCCTTTCAAACTAAAGAGGAAGAGCAAAGAAGAGCAAAGTTGCAAGAAGAAGAAAAATGGCAAGAGTTAAACTCTGAGCTAGTAAAAGAAGTAGAATCCTACAAAGGTTATAAAGACAAGTGGGAAGATATGGATACTCGACTTCGTGAAACTGCTTTATCTAGACTTCCTGAATCTAAAAGAGAAAAATTTGCTAGTGTTGATACCGATATACTTCTTAACATAGTTGAAGAGTTTTCTGAAGTAGAAAAACAAAACCCACCAGATAGAAAAGGAACTGTACCTTCAGGTACTCCTTCTGATTGGGTGTCTATGCCAGATGATCAAAGAAGAAGTAATTGGCAAGCAATACTAGATTCATACATTAAAAGGTAAAATAAATGGCAAAACATTATCAAGGTAATCCAGTAACAACTACAACTGATCAGCATTTTATCCCAGAAATTTGGGCAGATGGTATCTATAAATTCTTTGAAAGAAAAAGTGTATTCAGAGGTCTTATAGATGACTACTCAGCACTAGTCGGATCAAAAGGCTATGGAGATGCGATCAATATTCCAGAAATGAGCTTAATTAGTGCTTCAGATAAATCAGCAGGATCAGATGTATCCTATGATGCAACTGCAACCACTACAACTCAGCTTTCAATTAATAAGCACAAGTATGT